GCCCACGGCGGCCAACTGCTGAAGAACCGATGCTGGTTCCCCAAGATGTACAATATTGGGCAAAGAAATCAAAAAACCCAAGTTCAAAAGGTCTGCACCCAGTGCAGGCAATGCCAGCGACACCTTGGTGAGATCGCCGGTGATCATGTCGTCAAGGTTGGTAAATGTTGGACCAAGATATTCGTTGGCGTTGGCTGCGCTGATGATGAACATATTAACTTGTGTCACATATCCTTGTGCTGCTGAGAACGCCTGTGCAAATTTTCCCACATCGCCTGAGCCCAGTTGTATGTTGCCTACATTTTCTAGAAATCCTAAAAACCCCAAGCTGTTGCCCACAGGAAACGGTGCAGTGTTGGCTGACGCAGCAGGAATACTGTCACCCAATGCAGGACATACTGAATTTCCTAGAGTTTGCAAACTCAGAATAGTAGCGTTGGCCAAGTTAGCATCATTGGCCAAACTCAGTGTGGCCAACAGATTTGCAATGGGTGCAATGGCTTCGTATTGTTGCACTGCACCTGAAAACACACTGTTGAGTGCTATTCCGGTGTTTTGCAACAGACCAGCACCGCTTGTGAGCTGCAATGGTGTCAATACGCCTTGTGTCATTATGCTACCCTGACGTCGGGACTGCCGCCTGATCGAGCGTGACCACAGGTGTCTACATCAGATGAAGTTCTTATGATGGGGTTGCCGCCTGCCCTTACAGTTGCTGAACCACCACTGGTAGTGGCTGAACAGTGTTTGGCACCGCCTTTTCGGCCACAATATGGATGAGGTGTTACAGAAATACCAGGCACAACCACAGGCCGGCCGTTAACTCTCACGGAAGCCACACCACTTGCGGCCACTCCTCCTGCTGAGTTTGCATCTCCCTGTCGTTGTACTGCTGGCATATTATCCTAGTATAAGTTTCTTCTCAGGCACCTTGATGCCAGTGGTTGCTTCAATGTACTTCATTTTGACTTCTTCGTCAGTGAGTGCATAGATTGCAACATTATTAATATTTATTGTGACCGAAGCCTTGCGTTCTGCGGTAAACACACTGGGCACCAGACCCAGCCCTTGTGGACCCGGTGCCACGCTAACTGGCTCACTTACTGTGATAAAATTGTATTCAATCAGTTCTACTCTTGCAATCAATTCTTCTCCAGAGTTGAGTTTAAATGTGCAAACCTGTCCCAGTGTTTTTTCAATATTCATTATGCTAGCTTCTTTTTAAGTTCTGTAAATCCACCCACAAGTTCTTCATCCAAGAAGATCTGGGGTACTGTGCGAGCTGTTGGTACTGCTTCTAGTAGTTGTTCACGTGTCCAGTTCTGGCTCACGTTGCGTTCTTCATATTCAATACCTCGAGATTCCAACAGTGCTTTTGCTTGAGTGCAGAAAGGGCAGGAATCTTTTGACCATACTATTGCTTTCATTTATTTTCCTTCTTTTGATTTGTCGTAAGTTTTATCAAATATGTCTGATTTGACAACACCATAATCTCCAGTGCCGTGCTTGACAATATAATCGTTGCCCTTGGTATAATTTAGATCTCCCCAGCTTGCTTTGACAACACCGTCATGGTCAGCAAGTTTAGCAATCTTCATGATTTTCTTGGGCGTTGCTGTGCCATCACCATTGTCGTCGTAGTAGGCAGCAAACTTGATGGGACTCACAGGATATTTTTCGCCCTTGGGCCCAGTAATAATCTTGTGACCAACAGTGTACTTAACAGGACCTTCTAGTGTTTCCACAGTGCCATTATCGCTTGCTGTTTCGTAGCTGATGGCAGTAGGGTGTTTGAAAGTTTTAAAGCTGCCTGAATCAAACCAGGCATCATCCACTCGTGGTGCGGTTGCTGCAATAGATTGTCTGATATCATCATTCATTTTTATAGTTCCGGTAGTGCATCGTAGTCTAACTGATCGCTCATGACTCCGATAACATAGTTAGTTGATTCAGACTCTTGCAGTGCAGTTTGTTTGTTTGATGTGTTCACATGTTTGTTGAACCAAGGAATGGGTGTGCTACGAGGCGCAGGTTCTTGATATTTGATACCAATATCTTTAAGTGCGCCCACCGCGGTGTAGTCCACAAAGTCTTTGAGAATGTTAGCATTCAATCCAATTACGGGTCCTTTGTTGAACAGATAGTCTGCCCAGGCCTTTTCTTCACGAATCACATCCAGGTACAGGGCATATACTTCGGCTTCGCATTCCGCTTTGGCAGCAGCAAAACGTGAATCTTCTTTGACCACCTGATTGATAACATAACCAGTCCATTCCTTGTGCAGGATCTCGTCTTGTAAAATCAAACTGATGATGTTGCCATTACCCATGAAGATCTTGTTTTCTACCATGGCCAAACTGGTGGCAAATGATACCATAAAGCGGAATGCCTCCAGTGCATAGGATGCATTGAGTGCCATCCAAATGGCCTTGATGTGTTCATGCTCGGGAAATTCTTCCAGCAGTTCTTTGCGGCAATTGATCATGTGTAGTCGATCATAATAGTTGCCCACACTTGATGCCATGTTGATAATTTCCTGTGTGTCATGGATTGTGTTGAACACATCCTTGGGCACATTGTAGATATTGCGAATGATATGGCTGTAGCTCTTTGAGTGAATGTTGGTTTCAAAGAATGTCCAGTTGTAGACCAAGGCTTCTAGTTCGGGCAAGCTGATCACGGGCGTAAAGATTTGACTTGGTCCACGTCCTTGTAAACTGTCCAATGCTGTTTGACGCAGCAGGTTGCTGGTAAAGATGTGGCGTACTGTTTCGCTGGCATCTTTGAAGTCATTTGAATCTTTGGTCAAGCTGACTTCTTCAGGTTGCCAAAAGAAACCACGTGCCGTGGCTTCGTAGTCTGCGATCTTTTTGTACTTGACTTCTTCAAAGCGTTGAATTGTCACAGGACCCGCAGGATCCAGAAACATCTTGCGATTGAGATAGTCTGTCTTTGTGTTTAAGTTGTATTGTGCTCGGCTCATTGTTTGTCCTATTTTAGTTTACTTGTATCCCAGCCAGCAGCCAGCCGCCGTCGGATTTTAATTTGGTCATGTTCCAGACTTCTTCAAATGCCTCAGCTTCTGCTCCTATGGTGTCTTGTATTGTGCCAGAAAATTCCACACTGGCCATGTAATTGACATCAGTTTCTTCTATGCCCAACAGTTTTGTTTCTAATGATATTACTGCTGTTCTATACTCTTGTGCGGCATCTCGAGACGCCAATTGTTGTTGTATTTCTTTCAACATGGCGTCTGTCATCATGTTGCTGAGAGTGGCTGTGTCTGCACGATCCCATGCACTTTGCAATAGTACAAAGTTCTGTTTTGCGGCTGATTCAAAACCTGCTACATCAAACCCTGCAGGAATTGTCCACGTTGTAGTCAATGCTGATCCAATCATTGATCCTCCTGAGAAACGGGTGGGCTGGTCGACTATAGGACCAGCTTGTGGTGGTTGATAAGCAAGGTCAGGGAAACTGGCCATCATACGTTTGCGCATGAACCAACCAATTGCTGCCATTATTGCAACACCAATCAACAGCGCCATCAAGATATTACCAAATGCCGCACCCAGACCCAAGCTGCTGGCCAACCAGGCCAGGCCAAGACCTGCTGCCAAGCCTCCCAGCATGGCACCCCATGGGCGACTTGGTGCAGGTGCTGCTACTGGTGGTGCGGCTTGTGCAGGTGGTGCGGCTTGTTTTTTACTCACGTTAGAACTTTGTTGTCCTACACTTTTTCCACCGCCCATGCGTTTGGCTGCTTCTGCGCTCACGCTGGCAAATGCCATCATAGCCACTAATATCACTGTAATTAATTTTTTCATATTATCTCCTAATATTTTTTGCTTGCAAGCACTATCTTGCAAATGTGTTCCAGTCTCTCTATGTGCTCGTAAGCACGCCACGGGCTGGTGTCGATGGCCACAACTCCGTGTCCTTTAATGCCCACAATGTCGTAGGCAATGTTGCCTTCATCGTCTAATTGTAACATCTTGTGGCACTGGTCTGCAAGCTCTTGACTGATGGGAGCCACATCACCCACATTGGGTGCCACCCGAGTGTAGCGATTCAATTCTGGAAAAGCCGCACTCACTGTACTCAAATCAACACCAGCATGCATGGCTGCAATACAGTAGGTAGGATGTAAGTGAACTACTACTCGCACTTGATCGCGGTGCTGACCCATTTTTCGCTGTAGTCCAAGGTGTAGGGGCAGTTCGCCCGACGGTTCGAGATTAGCACTGATATCAGTGTATGGCTGTTCTTCCCACAACATACTACCAACAATGCGAATCTTCTTGAACTGATCCGGCTGTAGAGTTTGCTTGCGCACACCACTAGGTGTGATATAGAAATGATCACGGTCGTGATGGCGAATACTCACATTGCCATCTCTGCTGGTAATCCAATTGCGTTTGTACGCATCCAACATCACATCACAAATGGTTTCTAACATTATTTTGCACCTGCTCGGTCCTGTGCTTTGATTGGAAGGCTCACAGGGTATTGAGCACAAGCGTCGGGATTACCTTGACCAGCTTCGGTCAAGAATGATGTTGCTGGCGGTACTTGCCCAGTAGGGCATGAACATACTGCTGTGCCGTCTGCACCGCGAACACAATTCCAACTAAAGCAATTACTGGATTGTGCGCCAAGATTTAAACTGGCATCGCATTTTTGCACAGTAGCTTTTTGTTTCCACGGCAATGGACTAAAGTTGTTGGCTTCCTGTGGGTAATACAATTTAGGCGCAAACAAACTCCACACATGCTTGCTGTCTGTTGCTGTGCAACTGCCTTTCATGTTACCTGCTGAGGTATCAGCGATAGCTGTGCCATTGAGAATAGGGCACTTGCACTCTACTTCAGGATAGGGCACACCGTTGTTGCCGGTGATTGTTCGTCCGGTTGGCTTGCAGGTGCTGGCTGCACACAATGCATACTCGCCTGTGCAAGTTGTGATGCCATCCTTGGATGGTTGAGCAAACACTGCGGTTGACAGTAATAACGATGCCAATACGATTAATAGTTTTTTCATTTGTTTTCCTTTATTAAAGTTTGCAACTTTCACAATCTTCTTGATCATCAAAGTCAATTGTTTCCAGTGGGGCATCTTCTGTGACATTCTTGCTGCCTGTTTTGTTGATCAGGCTGTAGTAAAAAGTTTTCAGACCCCAGTAGTGTGACTGCATCAAGTTCCGAGCAATTAGCGTGGTTGGTACCTTACGATCTGCAAAGTGTGCAGGATTGTAAAAAGTGTTGGTGCTGATGCTCTGATCCACATAGGCAGCAATCACAGCCGCTGTTTTCAAGTAGCCATCACAGTCTTTCTGTTCCCACATCAACTGATACTTGTTCTTGAGTTTGTGATATTCTGGAACCACTTGTGTCAAACTGCCAGCTTTGGATTCTTTAACACTGATCAAGCTCATGGGCATTTCAATACCGTTGGTTGAGTTGATCACAACTGAGCTGGATTCCACAGGCGCCACTGCCATTTGTGTGGCATTACGCACACCATACTGTTTCATGTTGCTGCGGAGGGTTTCCCAGTCTAGCTCAGGAGTAAAATTTGTCAATTCATTTACACCGTTGGCACGTAGTTCCCAGGGAAACTCGCCCTTGCCGTAACGTGTGTGATCACTTCCCAAACATCGGCCACGCTCTTGTGCCAGCTCAACTGACGCTTCAGTCAAGTAGAATGCCAGGTGTTCCATCCAGGTTTTGACTTCGGCTAGAGCATCCTTCTCACCGTACCTGAGGCTTCGTTTGGCGTGCCAGTAGGCAAGGTTGGTGATACCGATTCCAAGTGGTCTGATTTCATCGTTGGATAGTTTAGACTGGATGGAAAGAAAGTCCTGATAATCAAGAATGTTGTTGAGGCTACGATGCAATATACGACAAGCCCGACGCATATCTTCTGGGTTACGGAACGCACCCCAGTTGATTGAACCAAGTGTGCATAAAGCAATTCGTCCCTCGGCATCGTCCAGTCGTTTGAAACTCTTGGTGGGTAAAAGGATCTCGCAACACAAGTTGCTTTGGTAAATGGTGTGGTATTCAGGATCAAACGGTCCTTGCTTCATCACATTGTCAATGAACACAAGATAGATACGGCCTGTGTCAGTGCGTTCTTTCAAGATGCCGCCTTTGAATACTTCTTCTGCGCTCATGGTCTTCTTGCGAAGGTCCTTGCGCTTTTCGTATTTGACATAGAGTTCTTCAAACAGTTCAGTGTTGCTGTAGAATGCCTGATACAGATCAGGCACTTGGTTTGGATCAAAGAATGTTATTTGTTCTTTGTTTTTAAATCGCCTCCAGAAGAAGGCGGATAAGACCACACCGTAGTCCATGTGTCGAACTCGAGTTTCTTCTGTACCTTGATTGTTCTTAAGCACAATAAGGTCATCAAACTGGTGATGCCAAATTGGATAAAAGACTGTAGCACTTGCATTACGGATACCACCTTGTGAACATGAACGTAAATCACCGAACCATTTTTTCAGGAATGGAATCATGCCAGTGTGCATGATCTCACCACCTCTGATGGGTGAACCCAGTGGTCGTAGTCTTCCAATCTCAAGACCTATGCCAGCTCGCTTGCTGGCATACTTGGCCATCATTTCCCCTGAAGCAAATATACTATCCAGGTCATCATCGCTGCGTATAAGAACACAACTCGAAAATTGCTTTGTAGGAGTACCGAGTCCAGCAAGTACAGGAGTAGCAAGAGTAAAGAGACCGTCTGAAGCAGCGTTGTAGTACTCTTTGATGTAACGCATTCTCGCTGTGTTCGGTTCTTCTGAGTGAAATACAGTAGCGGCCGCGACCATGTATCTAATTTGTGGAGTTTCATAAGTTTGTCCTGTGGAACGATTTTTTACCAGGTACTTTTCAATCAGCTGCTCGATGGCTGCATAGCTGTACTGTTCGTCCTTGGCATGATCCAGCATGTCATTCATGCGGTTCCAGTCATCTTCGGTGTACCATTCCAGCAACTCAGGTGTGTACAGTCCTGTGGCCACATTGGTCTTCACAATGTCATACAGGTGAGGAGGCTCGTAGCTGCCGTATACATCTTTTCTCAACATGCTAAGGCGCTGTTTGCCCGCCACATATTGATAATTGGTATGACCCACATCTGGATTTGATTCTACATCAATCAAGTCTACAATTGCTCTGAGTGTGATACCGTCAATTTCTTTGGTAGTAATACCATCGTAAAAGTGCAACTGTGCCTTGATCTCTACCATGCTTTGACTTACATCTGCAATACCTGTGCATATCTTAGCAATCTGAGTTTGCCACTTTTCCAACGCCAGTGGCTCGCGCTGCCCTGAGCGCTTTTGTACTATTATAGTTTTCATTATTACCTAATTTGTTGTTTTAGTGTGTTTTGATTGATGCTGTGCAGGAAATTTTTCGGCCCTGGAATGATATTTACGATTTGTTCTTGGTCCCAATTAAGTATATATTTCTTTTGAGGTACAAGGACTAAATTGTCACTGCCACATTCGATCAACTCGCAATCTTGCAGATCAGCACGATCTATTATACTAATAGTATACAGTATTCCCAGTCCGCGAGCAAGAGGACAATACATATCGTCGCTCAAAAGCTGCCAAGGATCGGGCCATTTTTCACAGTCATCCCAGTGCAAATGGTACGCTCGCCAAGGAATTTTGAACCACCAGGTGTTGATGGCTTCGAGTGCTGTTTCCAAAGGCAAGGAAGCGGCTTGAGCCCTGAGGTCTGCCCAAGCGGTCAACCGCTCAGGAAAAGTGTGTGGCCACATTAGTTGATGTGTGCTATGCTGTATCGAATGGTGCCGTCGCCTGCACCAATGGCGGTGTAACTAATGGTTACCAATGGCGCAACAGTGCTTAGATTGTGTTCAGCTTCTAGTGTTACACCTGTGTCGCCGTTTTCTACATAATCGTCCAAGTAACTGAATCCAGTGCCCGGCGTCCCGTCGCGACCACTGACCACTGTCATAGTACCGGTACGATAATAATCGTTTCTCACAATTGTGTAGTCTACTTTGAATGCAGGAATTTTGAGAATGTCTGTATCTACCACTATCAGATTGGCCTGAGTACTGTCATCTCTAATGTCGTCTCGAATACCTGCAGTGCGTTGATACCGCCCCAGCATCAGTTGGTTGGCCTGCGTGTTTTCTTGAATGTTGTCTTGATAGTAAGTGATACCAGTGATATTCATGCCCAAGGCAATGCTGGTGGTGCCAGTTAGATTGACCCGAGGATAAGTTGCACTCTGAGCAGTGTTGCGTTCAAACATATCGCCAATGCTGACGTTGTTTTCTGCATCAATCACAATGATACTGGTAGCAGGGAACGCTGATCCATTGAATCCGTTGCCCACGTCATAGAATGTGTTGTAGGCGGTGGCATTGTGGCTGACACCGTCAATGATAATACCTTCGGAATGAATATTGTCAAATGTGTTCTGAACCACCCGCACACCATTGGCGCCGCCGTTGACTGGAGTTGCACCTCCCAGCACAATTCCTTGATGCAGTGTGTCAAAATCACAGTTGCTGAAAGTCACACCTTGAATTTGTTGTTCAGTGTCTGTGGCATAGCTAAATCCTGAAAACTTGCAGTTGTTCCAGGTCACATTACGACTCACTGCACTCACAGAACTTGACCAACGAACAGCCGCCACATCGTCACTGGCATCTATCAAGTCTGTTTGTGTTAGTGGACCTTGCACAGTCACATTGTCAAACACACAGCGATCTGCGTATTCAATCAGGCCGCCGTCATGAATCTGATTGGTCACAAACTTCATGTTAGAAATTTCCACGTTGCCTGGCAAGCCAGCACCGTTGGTGCCAATATTGACTCCGGTCTGCTGCAGACTGTCTGCAGTTTGGAACATGTATTCAGGCAGGCTTTCGGCAGTCCAGTACAGATCCCCATTGGGGTTGGTTGCATTAATAGCAGTGCCAATAGGAACTGCAAAGTTGGATCTGTAGTACAAGGTAGTTGCAGTATTGTATACCAAGACTCCTGCAGCATAGGCCACAGCAGAATTCCAGTTTTGCACATTAAAATTGATAATAGTGCTGTCGGGCCCGTCGCCATACAATTGGCAGTTGGGTGGAATGTTCAAGGTATCAGTGATGATGTAGGTGCCAGCAGGAAAATAGATGCTGCGGCGAGCAGCAGAATTTGTGCTGCGGCAAAAAATTTGAAACAGTGCTCGGTTGATGTCAGCTGTGACGTCGGTTGTGCCGTCGCCTGTGGCACCAAATGCAGTGATCACTGCAATGCTGTCCAGGCGGCTTTGCAAGCTTTGTGCCACAGGGTCACCAGGGGTTGAACCTGTTTGCACTGTGTATCCAGCGGCAGCACCTTGATAAGTGTACTGTGTGGCAAAACTGAGAATATCACTAAACTCAGTCAGCACTTCAGTATTGCCCACAACAGGAGCACCGTCTTCTAGTGTGCCGTTGCCAATAAACAGTCTTCGTTGGTCAATTGCCCATCCTAGTTCAGCACCTGCTAGAGGTTGTGGTAGGTCATTTTCTAGACCTTTTCGTTGAGTAATTCTTGATATTTGTACAATTGCCACAGTTAGAATCCTTGAAATCTATTGAGTATTTAGCGTGTGGCGTAGTACTGTTCCACCCGTTTCATCCACTCATTGTTCCAGTGTGCAAACTCATCGCCTTCGATCACGTACTCTGTGTACACCGGCTTGCCCAAGCTACCGTCGGGCAGCATGTCAGGCTGCTGAGCCATCAAAATAACACCGCAGTCAATGGTTGTGCCGTGAGTTTCGTTGTGTGCTGCTGCATACGCTGCCAACTGCACAAAATAATCATCAATCCATTCACGCTTTTTGGGCTTGTTGGTCTGTTTAAAATCCATGATAGCAGGGCGGCCTTTCCACACACCTAAACAGTCTGTGGTGCCAGCATATAACCCACTATAATAAACCGGAACTTCTGCGCCCCAAAATTCATTCACATGGCACAGGCCTTGTAGGATAACTTCTGCGGCCATAAACCATGAAGGATGTGCAAAAGGATTGCCGGGCAAGGGCTTCATGTCGTCATTCAACATGTAGTGCTCAAGATAGCTGTGCATGCGGGTGCCACGACTGGCAGCTTCTGTGGTAATTTCTTGAGCCTTTTGCTCGCCTACTCGCCGGCGCCAGTTGGCCAGTACTTGGCGTTTTTCTTCACTCTTGGTTCGATCCAGGATTGTGGTTACGCTGGGTACCTTGCTGCCGTCGGGCAAACAATAGTGTCGTTTGCCGTCAATGGTTTCTCTATTGATGGGTGTGTAATTGTATCGTGTTGTTATCATTAGATTCTAAAACTTTCGCCGCAGCCGCAGCGGTCACGTTCGTTGGGATTCTGAAACTCAAATCCTTCATTGAGTCCATGTCGTACATAATCAATGGTCATGCCATTGACATAGGGTAAATTTTTTGGGTCCACAAACACTTTTATACCGTTGTGATCATAGTGTGTCACACAGTGTAGATCAGGAGTGTCCACATACTCCAGCACGTAGGCCAGTCCCGAGCAGCCGGTGGTCTTTACTCCCACCAGAACACCTTCACCTGAGCCGCGACGGGCCAGGGCACGTTTGATGCGAGATGCTGCCTGTTCAGTCACTGATATCATTATGTTGTATCTTCACGATTGTTAATTTTCCATGATTTTTTAAGATCGCTGAATTCAATTGTTTTGTACTGGTATTGCTCTGGACAAAATTTACATTGGGGTATCATGTTGTCAATGTTGTTAAAAAAATCCTGCATTTCTTCATCAGTGGCATCCACCGACAATGGTTTGTATGAATTTAAAAGATCTCGGTCGTCCTGAGATAACTCAAATTTATTTTGTTCTACAAATTTGGGCATCAGAGCAGCAGGTCCACATTTGTAAATTTTACCGTCAATCATGTGATAATTTTTAAATCTTCTGAAGGTACAATTTTCATGTGCAATTTCTGGATTGCTGTTGTAAAATTTGAATGTGCCATCCGGAGATTGAATTAGATTGGAACTAACAAACTTGTCCGACAGCCAAACGTGTATATAGTTTTTGTTAGAATCCACAAACTTATAGTCAGACCACAATGAATTATCGTCTTCTTTAGTGATTTCTTTTATGGGGTGTTTTAGAAATTTTCTTATTTCCTGAAAAATAAGTTCTTGATCTTGTTTGTCGTGCACAGTTACACCAATCCAATTGTCATCGACCAACGCATCGTACAAACCCGAAACATGATTTAATCTAGTGCCATTGGTCAAAATCTGTACGCCGCTATACTCTGGCCATAATTTTCTTATGCCATTGGTCCATTTGACAACATCAGGGTTCAGTAAGGGTTCACCACCTAGCACAACTGAATGTTTTACTGCAATTTTTTTAGCCCATTTTTCTACTGTGTCTTTGTACTGATCCCATTTTTGCCAGCCAGAAAATTTGTAATTGTTGTATCTATTGCAATCACCACAAGTAAGATTACAAACATTGGTTATGTAAAATTCTAACTTGTCTATAACAATTCTGTTATCTGTCATGTTTAATTCTGTAGTCGGCTACCGCCGCCTTGATGGCATCTTCTGCAAGTATTGAACAATGAATTTTAACAGGGGGGAGGGCAAGTTCAGTAGCAATTTCGCTATTTTTGATCGCTTCCGCCTGCTCAAGGGTACGTCCTTTGACCCATTCAGTAACAAGCGAACTTGACGCAATCGCGCTGCCGCAACCATATGTTTTAAATCTTGCATCTGTGATTATTCCATCTTTGACCTTGATTTGCAGCTTCATCACGTCGCCGCAGGCAGGAGCTCCTACCATGCCGGTACCCACAGTGTCATCGCCTTTTTCAAAGCTACCAACGTTGCGGGGATTTTCGTAGTGGTCCACTACTTTGTCTGAATATGCCATAAAATTTTCCTTAGTTTAAGTATAAGGTATTTAACGACAAATGTCAATGCAGTTTGGTGTTAAACGCCTCGATCTTTATTCATAGCAGATCGGGCTGCTGAAGCCACAATGTCTTGTGCCTTGTTCACTGGCATTGCAACATCAGCTGGCTTGTCGGCACCTTTGAACAAGATAGGATCTTGCGAGTTTGGTGCCAATGGTTCCAGGATGTTGCTGAGAGGTGGTTGTCCCACAATGTCAGCCAGTTGATTTGGCGCAATTATAATGCCCAGGTCACGAGCCAGTTCCATAAATGCTCGTTGATCAATTTGCTTTTGAGCGCTTGTGTCCCTAGAACGACCAGCCAAGAAACTGACCAGGCCCATGAGTTTTTCAGGCTCGGGAGTGGATCCAGTTGTGTTGGCTACTTCATTGATTCGCATTATCTGCGAGCTCGTCCTAGTGATGCAGCAGGCGCAGCAGCATCTGCATCTAGGTCATCAGCAGCGTCAGCAGCCAAGGTGTCAAGGTCGTCCATTTCGTCGCCTACTCCGGCGGCAGCATCGGCTGCTAGATCAGCTCCAGCATCCATGCCTGGGATTTCAGCAACAGGTGCAGTTTGTCCAGTTACCACGCCCAAGGCAGCATCCAGTTGTTGTTTGGTGCCTTGCAAGGTCTGCATCAAGGCTGTGAGAGCAGCAGTGGTGTCTGAGTTGAATTGTGTGGCTTGATCAACGCCCACTTGATTCTTGATTGAATCAACCAGGGCTGGCAGTTCTTTGAACTGCAGTTCGCTTACATCTTCCAACATGCCTTGCATTTTGTCTACCATGTCTTGAGCAGCCAGCACCACCTGGGCCTGTTGTACTTCACTTTCTTTGAGATAACGATATGCACGACGCATACGGCTTTCCGCCACTGCAGCGGCCTGATCATTGACCATTTTTTGTTCGTCGGGGCTGAGAGATTGGCCCTTCTTGATCTTGTCCTGTGCCATTTTGAGTTTTGGGTCAACAGGAGCACCTGGTTTGGCAGCAGGAGTTGTTCCTGTGGCAGGAGCAGGAGTGGCCATTTCACCAAGACGTGCTGTGAGAGCCTGTTCCATCATGACCAATTTGAGATAGTCAGGATTTTGTTCACTGGTGTGACGTGCTGAAGTGGAACGGTGCTCGCCCAGGATACCACGCACACGATTCAACATGTGACCGGCCTGGCTGCGGTTCAACTGGTCAAAGCTGATTTTGGAACCAAAGTAGCTTTCGAATACTTGGCTGATTTGTTGGGTGGCCCGTGGTGCGGCTAGTTCATGCAGTTTCATTTGAGAATCCTCTAAGTTGTAGATATTTAGCCGAATTAATACATTTTTCTAATTCGGAGTGAACACTTTCCAGCACTGCTTGTTTGGGCTGAATCTTGGTATTTACTGTTTCGTAGAAGTCCTGGTGGCGACTTCTGGTGGCTTGACTCAAACGACAGTGTATGTCTGCTGCAAGTTGTTGGTGTTTGCGGTCCAACGTTTGTATGTTGTTGGCCAGATTGTATTGATGATATTTGTCGGCCACACACCAGCTGATAGCAGTGCGTTTGTTGGCAAAGGTGTAAATGTGTCGGTCCCAGGTTCTGACGCTGTAACCTGCGGTTTGTGGTTCCAGGTAATAGTGTCCAAACGCCACATAGGAGCCTGATTGATCATCCACAATCATGTGTTTGAGATTGCGTGAAATTTCGCGTTTGGCCCAGCGTTCAAGTTTTTGTTCTTGTGCTGGTCTCATGGCATTACAAATGTTGTCACAAGATATGCAATCACAGCCAACATTGTTCCCATGATGCCCAGGCCCCAATTGATCAGTTGATCATTGCGTTTTTCACTCATGATTTGAACCATGTCATGAACTTCGCGAATCACTGTGTTGAGTCCATGAATTTTTTCCTCAAATGCATCTAGTTTTTGCTCAAGAAAGCGATAGCGTTGAGCACACAAGTCTACATGTGCCTCCAGGCTTTTTCTCTCCAGATCAGTAGTTTCTGCCATAGGTTACTCCATTGAGGTATTTATGCTAGTAAACCAAATGTTCTGCTGATCACCTTGAGTGGTCAACACTGTGGCAATGCCTGGCTGTTCGCCTAGCCCGGCAACCATGGGCACACCTTCACAGTCTACCAAGAGGCCTGCTAGGGGATTGGAATTGTTGTGCATGTCAAACACGCCTTCGCTTTCGCTCACAAAACTAAACTGCCACATGCCATCAATTCTAGCAGGCTGAGTTATTTCTTGTGGTTGTGTTCGCAGTCCAAATATCTGTAGCAGTGTTTCGTAGTTGCGTTGCTGATTACGACTGCGGTGCCAGTTTTCATGATTGTGCACTGGTTGTCCAGCACGGTCTTGGTAGGGTATTTCGCTGGAACGAAACGCACCGGTTACCCCAGTTCGGGTGCAGTCAAATAGGGTTCGGCATTGTATTTTCATTCTGCAGTTATTTAATGCCAAAAAGAAACCCCAGATTTTTTAAGTCCGGGGTGGTTCAAACTAGTGTTGAATTAATTTGTGAAGGTTGCTGATTCAGCTGTGGTCACAGCGTAACCAATAGCTGCTGTCAACGCAGCGTCTAGGCCGCCAGCGTTTGTGTAGTCAATTCCGCCAGTTGGAAATGTGGCCAATGCCAATGTTGCTGTGTTTGCAGAGTTTGTGGTAAACTCATACATAGCAATAGTAGCTTGTTGCTGAATTGTCTGGATAGCAATTGCCAATGAGGTGCCGCTGACAGTGGCGTTACCAGTGAAAGTAACTGTGCCAAAGTCCAGTTTAGGACCAGCTGAGTTAACAGTTACACCGCTGACCACAGTGTTGATACCTGTGCTGTAGCCAGCACCAGGTGAAGAAGCTGCTACGCCCTGATCCATTACCACTACTGGTTGGAGATCGCCATTTGCGCGAGTAATTTGTGCCATGATAAAATTTCCTTTAGGTTAATTAGGCTTTGTGCCTTGCTTTTATTTATGTCGGATCCAAAAAAATCATGATTTGGGATTGTTTTGTGCTCGATTTTGAGCAGCAAACGCATTGGGGTCAAAGCGGTTCACTGCCTTGGCATAGCCTGCAGGAGTGGCCATTACCCAGCCTTCTTGGCCAGGGTGTTGTGCATCTGCTTGACGCAGCAGATCCATTTTGAGATCGTGCAGCAATATAAATGCTGTGAACGCTGCTGCCAGCGCAGCAGTGTTGCTGGTAGGGCTCTGCAGGTATTCCACAATGTTGCGGAACTTTTGCGGGGTGACTCGGGTCTGTAGCCAGTCACCAAACTCAGGCAGCAAGGTAGCAGGATTTAGCGGTGCACCCACTTTGGTATTGATAAAGTCCACTGCCAGTTTGGCCAAGTCTGTGATCTTGTTGGCTCGCAGTTCTGCAGGATTAAACAAGGTGTTGATGGCAGCACCTTCTGATCGAACCAGGGCTTTTAGTTGCTTGACCAAGGCCGGTTCAACTTCAAGTTGTTTGGGAGTTGCTGGACGTTCCAGCATGAGTCCGGGCACAGGATTAAAGCTCACACCACGCAAGGGCTGACGTGGTTCACCCACATCACTGTACATGCTGTGAATAGCCACGCCAATCTTGCTGGCACCAATACGCTGACCCAAGGCACTTCGAACTGGAATTTTGTATTCAATAGTATTGGGACGGAACACATAGTTACCAGACACTTCAGGCGGAGTGTCCATGTACAACAGGTCTCCTTTGACATAGCCACGGAATCCTGCAGGCAGTGCTGCTTCCAGCACAGGAAACAACTGAGCATATAACTGAATCAATTCTGTGCGATCGCCGGACCGTCGGCTTTGTATGTCGGCCATCATTCTGGGACTGGTGGCAAGACCGTCATATCCTTTGGCTTCAAATCCTGATCCGTCTGTGAGCACAAACTCACCTGTGGCCGGCTTACGTCCAAATATCACAGCAGGCTTGCCGTCCCATTTGGCAGTGACAGTAGAGGGTTGCTCAATGGCCTGCTGCACAATGGTCAGAGCGTCTTGAATACCTTGTGTGCCACGACGGAACACAAGATCTTCCAGGTGTTCAATGCCTTTGGCTCTGCCGCCTACTCCGGCTGTTTCAGCTTCGGCAATCATTTGCACTGTGTCTGGTGCTTCAACCAATGGCATCATGCCTTGATTCACAATGCGATTTCTCAAGCGAGCTAGAAAATTCACATCACTTTCTTGCACTGCCTGGTCGGGTTCTGCAAGTCCTTCACGAGCCAGATACTCACGAAAGTCTTTTAGTTTGGCATCACGCTCAGGATCACGAGCTAGATTTTGATAGATGATTTCTACGTTTTTTAAATCGTCTCGATCTCGACCTGCACCCAGCAAAGTCTGGGCCACATAGTCAGGATCGAGGCCATCACGCACCAGTTGATTGGTTGTTCTGCTGAACATGCCATTTGCGCCCACTCGAAGTCCCAGATGCTTGGCCAGGCTTGACATTAGTACATTGCGCACCATACCTTTATAGGCCGAGTCTGTGCCGCCAGCATAGAAAAATGTACCCCATTCCACGTTGTCAAAAAACATAAAATCTGTTTGCACAAAGCCATTACGAGCATTGCCAGCAATAGGAGTCTTTAAGTGCACTTCGCCACCTTTGCGCACCCAGTCTCTTGGATCTTGGCCGTTCTTTTGCACATACTGTGTGAGTGCTGCTGCAATTTGATCTTTGGTAGCGTCTTGTAGATCCACTGCTAGATCAAGATCACCTGAGGTGGCAGCACGGCCTGTGGAGCCTAGCCAACGATCCTGTGGAAACTGCATGCCCAACACACCTTCTACCCAACGAATGGTAGCAGGCACATCTGCTTGATTGATACGCTGGGTGGCCGGTTTGCCGGCAGCGTCTTTGAACACGTTGCCGCCTTCTAGTAGTTTCATCTGCGTTTGCTTTCTGCAGTCGCTGTTCTTCTTGCAAGTTGGTTGGCCATATTGCCCATTGCCGCAGAGGTTTGTGTGCCCATTCCAGGCAAGTTCTTTATGTTTTGAGCATTGAATGATGCTGGATTGGCAGTTGGTGTTGCAGCAGGAGCAGCAGCAGGAGCAGTAGGTCCCGGAGCAGTAGGAGCAGAGCTGCCCATTGCAGATTCTATTCTTTCAATTGCTATGGCCTCATCAGGATTTCTGGGGTCCAGACGTTGTGCACCAATGTTGATTGATCCGTCTCTATTTGCTTTCAGTTGAGGGTCTGCCTTAGGATTTGTCTTTAGTTCTGCTTGTATTTTTTGAATAATCAACTGGTCCACACGGTCGCCTGTTAATTTATAAGATCCAATGTTGTAGCCGCCGCCAGGATTTGCCACTATCTTGGGCATGGTTCCAGACATCATGCGACGTTTGTCTGGATAGAATTGTGTCAACGACATAGCGTCATAGGCAGTTTGACTCAGAGCTTGCCATTGTGCCAGTTGTTGTGCTGCTGTGGCTGGCTGATCAAAATTCAAAATGTCTTGCTTGGCTGCGGTCAAGCGATCAACCAAGGCCTTGGCTTTGGGCTGGGACAATTCATCCACGTTGGCAGGCAACCCTTGTGCATAATCAGTACCAGCAGATCCACGCATGAGTACCTTGTGTAGCCTAGTGTCAAGATCTCTTTCAAGTTCACTCCTGGATGCTGTGGACAATTGTTTGCGATCTTGCACTTTTTCTTTTTTGAGCATGTCAGCAATGGCCACGTTCCAGGCCTGCATTTCTTGTTTGGCCATTAATGCAATCATTGGTCGAGCTTGCTGGGCTGCTGCTTTTTGTCTGGCATCTCCATACGCAGAGACTGTGGTACCTCCTGCTGTT